AGGCGCGACTCTCATCGTGGCGCTGGGGCAAGCCCCAAACAGACGCCGGATAGATTTAAGCAAGCCAACCACATCGCCCGTTAATCAGTATTGCAAAAATGGGGGGGACCATAGATTTTTTTGGAGACATTATGGACCCTACCGATCTCGGCCCAGGCACAGCTACCTGGCTGGGCGGTAGTGCCACCGTTGTTCTGGGCGGCCTGCTTTGGCTGCGCCGGTTCCTTTCCAAGGATGCCACTGACCGCGCGATGGATAACGCCGATATCGGCACGCTGAAGCGACTGAACGAGTTGCTGAACCAAGAGCGCGCCGCCCGTAAGGAAGCCGAGGCCCGCGCTGACCAGTTTGCGAAAGAGCGGAACGACTTGGCCGCCGCCGTTGGGCGTATGGAGGGCAAGATCGAAGCGCTGACCAGCCAGGTAGCTCAACTTACTGACCGCGTGACGCAACAGAGCGACGAGATCACTCGCCTGCGCACCAAGCTGGGGGGAATCGCCTGATGGACAGATGCGCATTGGAATTTATCGCACGCCGCTGGTGGCGCCGGGCCGAGGTCTGGGCCATTGCCGTCGTGCTGGTGGGTGGTGGTGCCGTCCTGGGTTACCAGGCCGCCTACTGGTCGCTCGCCGAGAGCCAGAGCAATCAGGTCAAGGGTATCCGCGAGGCGTACGACACCGCGATGACTGAGCGTGACAAACGCCTTGAAGAGCTGACCCGCAAGACCGGTACTGCTGCCGACAAGGCCACGAAGGCCGCAAAGACCGCGGCCCAGGCTGCCGACAAAGCGGACGAAGCCCTCAACCGCGTATCGCAGTAATCCGCGCCACGTTTTCGAATGCGCCAAATCGTGGCGCGCAATTATGCGGAATCATCCATGGACAGCCAGCACAAGAAAATCACCGGCTATCGCGACCTGAGCCAGTCCGAGATCGATGGCATAAAATCCATCAAAGCACTCGAAGCTGATGCGGGCGAGCTGTTCAAGCAGATCGGCCAGATTGAAGGCGTGGATCAACGCACCTTGGCCCTCGCCAAAACTAACCTGCAGCAGGGCTTCATGTGGTTCGTTCGCTCGATCGCAAAGCCGGCCGACCCGTTCAGCTAAGGGAGCCAGCTTTAGGAAAAGCTGCAGGCTTCACCCTGTGTCAGACAATGTCTTCGCGAGCAGCGCTTACAGATAGTTCATCATGTAGAGCAAACCAAACCAGTTTGGCCGATTATCGCCCCCATGGTCATGGTTGCCGTTATCGCTTGTACTGAGGGTGCTGATATAGCAGGCATCACCTTTGCCTTGATAGCCTTGCGGCGAAGGCTGCGGGGATCGTTTTTGAATAGTGTAAGAATGATTGTGGTCGCCGCTCGCCTTCAATAGGTTAGCGCCACCTGATTTGCCATACGACTGCGGGGACGCGGTCCCCATTGGAAAACGATCGTCAATTAGGTTTGGCGCGTGACGGTTAAAGAAGGGGGAGTTCTTGTCTGTGATCTCCTGCCCGGCGCACAAGCACCATCCTATAGGTAGCTCTATTTTGTGAGGGAAATACACAGGCAATATCGTGCCAACCGGCCACTCATCTGCCCCTAATGTACTGAATTTCTGTGGGTTCAGTACTGCTTCTGGCACGTCCTTCTCGATGTCTAGAGTATTCATACGGCGTATCCCCGGTTAAATACATATTTTTGGCGTCTACCAAATTAGCGCGCCGTCATTTGGTGCTGCAGTTCAAGCGTAGCGGAAATATGGTGTCGTAAAGCCATGATGCGGTTTAATCTTTAAAAACAGTTGCGAGTCTCCATGACTACTAAGCAGCCTAACTGGGAGGCGATCAATGATTCGTCCCATACCTCCAGCCACGGCGCTTGAATTGTCAGAGGTATCCGACTGCGGAATACGCCTGATACCCGCACCCGATGTTTTGGAATGGCTCCAAGCCGAGATCCTTTCTGACACCGGCACCATTCACAACGAAGACCATGCCCACCTCCTGGATGCAGACATCCAGGTCATGTGGGCGTCGTCGAGCTTCGAGAAGCAGGGCCGCACAGTCTTGGGCCAGGCCGAACAGGTAGCGTTCCGCGCCGGCGGTTGGCAGAAAGCCCGGATGGAGCAACAGATGCTCGATTGGTTCGGCGATGTGCCGGCCTTCATCATCACCTTGGCCGCTGACTACTGCGCCCAGTGCAGCGACCTTGAGTTCTGCGCGCTCCTGGAGCACGAGCTTTATCACCTGGCTCACGCGACCGACAAGTACGGTCAACCAGCATTCACCCAAGACGGTGCACCGAAGATCAAGCTGCAGGGCCACGACGTCGAAGAGTTCGTCGGTGTGGTCCGTCGCTATGGTGCGAGCCCTGACGTTCAAGCGTTGGTGGATGCTGCAAACAGTCCTGCCGAGGTGGGGAAATTGAACATTGCGAGGGCCTGCGGAACCTGTCTGCTGAGATCGGCCTGATTCTTGACAGGCTCTAGACGGATGAGAATTTATGGCAGCCCTGAAAAATGAGGTGAAGAGCTTCATCGTTCAGGCTCTGGCGTGCTTTGACACCCCATCCCAGGTGGTGGAAGCCGTCAAGAACGAATACGGGGTTGTGGTGAGCCGCCAGCAGGTGGAGACGCACGACCCAACCAAGTCCGCGGGTAAGGGGCTGGCGGTGAAGTGGGTGACGCTTTTCCACGACACCAGGAAGCGGTTCCGAGAAGAGACCGCAGAGATCCCGATTGCCAACCGCGCGTTCCGGCTTCGTGGCCTGGGGCGAATGGCTGAGAAGGCCGAGAACATGCGCAACCTGGCGCTCACCGCTCAGTTGTACGAGCAGGCCGCCAAAGAGGTGGGCGACGTCTATGTGAACCGCCGCCTCGAACCTGAAAAACCTCTGGGCTCCCAAGCGGACCAGCAGCACGCCGTTGCTGAGTACACCTTGGAGCCTGATGAGAATGTCCCCGCTACCCCGTACCTTTGACCCGCCGGTAAAGCTGACGCCCAAACAGGCGAACATTTACTGCTGGGGGTTCCAGCCAGAGGCCCGCTTCCGTGATGCGGTGTGCGGCAGGCGGTTCGGCAAGACGTTCTTGGGCAGGGCCGAGATGCGCCGCGCTGCACGCCTGGCTGCTGAGTGGGGCGTGAGCGTTGAGGACGAGATCTGGTATGGCGCGCCGACCTTCAAACAGGCTAAGCGGGTGTTCTGGCGGCGCCTGAAGCAGGCCATTCCCGAGGCATGGCGTGCACACCGTCCGAATGAGACTGAATGCTCGATTACGCTCAAGTCCGGCCACGTCATGCGCGTGGTGGGGCTCGACAACTACGACAATCTGCGGGGATCAGGTCTGTTTTTCGTCCTGGTGGATGAATGGGCGGACTGTCCATGGGAGGCATGGGAAGAGGTCCTGCGCCCGATGCTCTCGACCTGCCAATACTCAATACCGGGCATCGGCATGCGAAAAGGTGGCCACGCGCTGCGCATCGGCACGCCAAAGGGCTTCAACCATTGCTACGACACGTTCCTTGATGGCCGTCCAGGCCATGAGCCCGATCACAAGAGCTGGCTGTACACCTCGCTCGACGGCGGCAACGTTCCGGCTGAAGAGCTGGAAGCTGCCCGCCGCAAGATGGACCCTCGGACCTTCCGGCAAGAGTATGAGGCCAGCTTCGAGAACTACCAGGGCGTTGTCTACTACACGTTCAATCGTGAGGCGAACCGAACCAGCGAGACGATCAAACGCGGTGAGGCGCTGCACATCGGCATGGACTTCAACGTCATGAAGATGGCCGCCGTGGTGCATGTCATCCGCGACGACCTGCCATTGGCCCTCAGCGAGTTCTCCGAGGTGCGCGACACACCGGAGATGATTGAGAAGATCAAGCTTCGCTTCCCTGATCACAGCATTGCGATCTACCCGGACGCCAGCGGTCAGAACACAAGCAGCAAGAGCGCGAGCGAGTCTGATCTGTCATTGCTCAGGAAGGCCGGTTTCACCGTAGTGGTGGATTCGACCAATCCAGCGGTGAAGGATCGGGTCAACGCTATGTGCGCGATGTTCGCCAACACGTACGGCGAGCACCGGTACCTGGTTAACGTCGACCAATGCCCGAAATACACGCAGTGCCTGGAACGGCAGATCTACACGGAAAAGGGTGAGCCCGACAAGAAGGCCGGTTATGACCACTTGGTGGACGCCCCCGGTTACTTCATTGCCAAGCGGTACCCGATCAAAACACGCACAGGCGGAACACGCCGAATTGGAGGCTTGGCCTGATGCCAGTGCAATCGACAAACCCCGACTACGACGCGCACATCGCTGAGTGGGAGATGATGGACGATGCCCTCGAGGGTGAGTGCGCCGTTAAGCGCAACGAGCGTAACCTGCCCAAACCGAGCGGCATGGTAGAGGCTGAAAAGCTCGACGGCGCTGGCAACAAGTACCTGTACGAGAATTACACGGCCCGCGCCCAGTATGAGCACTGGGTGCGGGACTCACTGCGCTCAATGATGGGTCTGGTCTCGCGGCTGATCCCGGAAATAGAACTGCCCAGTGGCCTAAAAGGGTTGGAGGACAACGCCACAGCCGACGGCTTCGGCCTGAAGCAGTTGTTCTTCCGGATGGTGCGCCAGGCTATTTCCCATGGCCGGGTGCCGCTGGTGGTGAACATCGATGACCGCGGCGAGCCGTACTTCTCGACGTACGCCACACGCAACGCCATCAACTGGGACACCGCTGATCAAGGCGGCCGGCAGGACCTGGTGCTATCTGTGTTCCGCGAGTTTCGCAAGAAGGGCGGCGATCGATACAGCCATGACTGCGACACGGTGTTCCGTGAGTTCTTCATGCTGGACGATGTTTGCCACACGGCGGTGCGAAATGAAGGCGGTGAGCTGGTCGAGGACGAGAAGCCGCTGGGCACCACCGGTACCGACAACCGCTTGGTCAAAGGCCTGCCATACCTGCCCGTGATCTACTGCGGCTCGACCGACAACTCGCCGGAAGTCGACGAGGTGCCGCTGCTGACCATGGCGCGCGCCGCGTTGAAGTCATACCAGATCAGCGCTGACTACTTCAGCTCTCTGCATCAGACCAGCCACCCGCAACCGTGGGTTTCTGGTCTGGATGAGGCTGTAGAGCTGAGTGTGACTGGCCCTTCGGCAGCATGGGACCTTGGCCCGAACGGCAAAGCTGACTACCTGGAGTTCAAGGGCACTGGTATTGAAGCCAACCGCAAGGCCATGGATGACCAGAAGAACGCCGCGCTTGAGGCTGGCGCCAAGGTCATGGACGTGGGCGGTACCGAGTCGGGCGAGGCGCGGAAGACCCGCCAGAACGACCAGCACGCCACGCTGCACAGCATCGTCATCACAGTGGCCGAGGCGGTGGAGCAGGGGCTGCGCTACGCCGCCGAGTGGAAGGGCTACGACCCTAAACAGGTCAAGTTCAAGGTGAACCCTGAGTTCGTGACCCCGGTGGTCGACGCCCAGGTGCTCGCCGAGCTGCTCAAGGGTGTGATGGCCGGCACGATCAGCGCCGACACCTACTGGCAGTACCTCACCACCGGCAAGCTGCCGGAGCGCCCATACGAAGACGAAGCCGAACTGATCAGCGATGAGCGCGAGTCGGCCGGCATTAACTTGGATAAAGACGATGCCGACGACAAGCCTGGCGCAGGCGGACAGCCAACTGCTGGAGCAGACGACCCGCCACTCGGTAATGCTGGAGCGGCTTAAAGCTGGCGAAGTAAAAAAGTTCGAGAAGTACCTGCGCCAGATCGACAAGCTGGTGCGGGAGCAACTGACCCGCAAGGAGCTGACCACCTACAGCCGGGACCGCCTTGAGCAGTTCCTGGCGCGGGTGGACGGCAAGCTGCTGGACATCTACAAGGCCTACGGCGACCTGGTGCAGGCCGATCTGGTCGAAATCGCGCTGTACGAGTCAACATTCGAGGCGAATAGCCTGAGCAATGCACTCTCCATCGACGCGGTGGTGCCGACAAACACGGTGATCCGTGCGGCGGTGTTCTCCTATCCGCTCCAGGTAAAGGGCATCGACGGCGGCAAGCTGCTGAAGAGCTTTGTCAGCGGCTGGACGCGAACCGAGACGATGCGCGTCACGAACACTATCCGGCTCGGCTTCGGCCAGGGGCAGACCAATGCCCAGATCATCCAGGCGATTCGCGGCACCGCTGCGCAGAACTTTACAGACGGCGTCCTGGCGGTGAGTAAACGCAATGCTGCCTCTGTTGTGCAGACAGCAATCCAGCACGTGGCCACCACGGCGCGAATGGAGACGTTGAAGGCCAACAGCGACGTGGTGCTGGGATATCGCTGGGTATCGACGCTCGATCGCAAGACCTCGCAACAATGCAAAGGTCTGGACGGTATGCGCTTCGACCTGGGCAAAGGCCCGCTGCCGCCGGCACATATCAACTGCCGGTCAACCACGGTGCCGACCACCAGGCTTTCGGAGATGTTCGCCAAGGACGCCACGCGCGCCTCGGTGGGCGATAACGGCGGGACCCAGGTCGACGCAGGCCTTAACTATTACGAGTGGCTGGCAACGCAACCGGCGGGCTTCCAGGATCATGCTCTCGGGCCAGTCCGGGGCAAGTTGTTCCGCGATGGCGGCCTGACGCCGGAGAAGTTTGCCAAGCTGCAGCTCGACAAATCGTTCAAGCCGCTGACGCTGGCGCAGTTGAAGGAGGCAGAGCCTGACATGTTCATCCGAGCAGGCGTTACACTCGGCGCTCAACCAGGTTGAGATAGCGCATGCAGATCATCGTTGAGGACGGGAAGGGCAGGCCAGACGCGAATAGCTTCGTGCCGCTGGAGAAGCTGACCTTCTATCGCGACTACTACGGGTTCCGGATACCTGAAGCAGAGGCAGACCAGGTCGAACTACTGCTGCGCGCCGCTGACGACATCAACGGACGCCAGTGGAAAGGGGGCAAGGCCAAGTCGCAGCAGGCAATGGCCTGGCCTCGGCGTGACTGCAAGATCGAATACCAGACGCTGTCCGAGACGTTCGTGCCCTTTGAGCTTGAGTGGGGCCAGGTGCGGCTGGCGGTCGAGCTATACGCTTCCGAGCAAGGCTTTCAGGTCGAGGAGCCGACGCATTGCACAGAGCCCAATGGCCGGTGCGCGCTGCTTAATCGCGATACACCCGGCCTTCGCATGCGCCCGCCGCCATATGCCCCGAGCAGGACGCAGTTCGCGGACTTTCTCGTAATGCGAGGTCTTCTAGTAGTTTCCTGAAGGGGCCAAGCTCACTTCACCCAGTGAAATGGCTCGATTTTGTTGAATAATGGAAGCTTCCGACCGCGCATGAACTCGTCGCCCTGATCTGCAATGTAATCCAGCGCAAGGACCGGACGGTAATATCCGGGAAAATCACGCTTAGAGCGACGGAAAATGCCTGTTTGTTCAAGCGCATCAACTACATCGGAAGTTGCTTGCATCGTGTTTTTGTACGGTGAGTCTTTCGGTAGAAACTGCGTTCTTAACAAATATTCAAGGGAGCCCAGTTGGTTGTTTTCAAACTTATCCAAGGTTTGCTGTCGAGCGTTTATCGACATGCTGATTATGGAGGCCCGGCGGCAAAAATCGACCAAACGAATCAGATCGATTTCGGCGCCTGGGCCGCCATATGGAAGCCGAATTTTGAGCCCGTCTGAGCTGATCAGGCTAGATGCAACAGTCAATTCTTCAGGTATGTCTTTATCCTTTATCAGGTCAAGATAGGCTTGGTAGGGAAGCACAGCGAAAACCGGTTTTTCCTGATCGTTCAATATGAATTGGACATTTTTACTCATGACTATTTCCTTTATTTGGTTTGTGTATATAAGATAAACCAAATAAATGAAATTATCCATAGACGTTGCTAAATCTTTTTCTTACGTCTTCGAACCTCGGCTGAGCCGGGGTTTTTTTATGCCCGTCAGGCGGGCCAACCAAGTCCCCAGGGGATACCTATGCCATTTGAATTTGACCCGGCCGCCGCTGGCCTCACCCTCGACGCAACTCAGACCGCAGCCCTCCAGGAGGCGCTTGGCGGAAAGGTTCAGGAATACCTGGACAAGGAAGTAACCGGCCTCAAGTCCAAGAACCAGGAGTTGCTGGGCTCGAACCGGACCATCAAAACCGAACTGGACAAGCTGAAGGGGCAGTTCGAAGGCCTGGACATCGAGGCGGTCAAAGGACTGCTGGCTAAGGTTGGCCAAGACGAAGAAACCAAACTCATCGCCGAAGGCAAATTGGACGAGGTGATCACCCGCCGTACCGAGCGCCTGCGCAGTGACTACGACACCAAGCTGGCCGCAGAGAAAACCCGTGCGGACAAGGCCGAGCAATTCGCCGCCAAGTACAGCGACAAGGTGCTGGCTGATTCAATCCGCGCTGCTGCCATCAAGGCCGGCGCGCTCCCTGAGGCTGCCGAGGACATCATCCTGCGCGCCCGTGGCACTTTCAAACTCAGTGAAGACGGTGAGGCAATTGCCACCGACCGTGACGGCGAGGTCGTTTACGGGAAGGACGGGAAAACCCCGCTTTCGCCGCTCGAATGGGCGGAATCGCTGCGTGAAACAGCAACACACCTGTGGCCAAGGGCTCAGGGTGCCGGGCAGACCGGCGACAACGGTGGCAAGGCCACGAAAAAGTGGGGCGAGTACACGGAAACCGAACGCGCTGCGATCGCCCGTGACAACCCCGAGCTATTCAAGAAAATCCAGGCCACCAAAGGAACCTAATTCATGCCAACTACCCAACTGACCGACATCTTCGTCGGTGACTATTACGCCTCCCTGGCACCGGTCAACAGCCCGGAAAAGACCGCTGTGTACGAGTCGGGCATCGTGACCCGCTCGCCTGTGCTGGACGCGATCGCCTCCGGCAGCCAGGGCACCGCCGAGATCAGCTACTGGCAGGATCTCAACGCTGATGAAGCCCCGAACATCAGCAACGACGACCCGAACGACCAGGGCGAAGTCGGCAAGGTCACCCAGGACAGCATGCGTGCCCGGGTTCTGTATCTCAACAAAGGCTACGGCGTTACTGACCTGACCGCTGAACTTGCGAACAGCGAGCCTCAGCAGCAGATCCGCAACCGCTTCGGCACCTACTGGACTCGCCAGTGGCAGCGTTACACCCTGGGCGCGGCTCGCGGCATCATCGCCTCGAACATCGCGAACAACGGCGGTGACATGGTCATCGACGCGGGTGCGACCATCAGTGCGAACGCCTTTCAGGATGCTGCGTTTACCGCCGGCGATGCCGCTGACCAGTTCGGCGCGATCGGCGTGCACTCCGTGGTGATGAACCAGATGGTCAAGCAGGACCTCATCGAGTACCTGCGTGACTCCGACGGCAAGATCATCCTGGCCACCTACCTCGGCAAGCCAGTGTTCATGGACGATGCACTGGTGTATGGCGCGGGTAAGTACCTGTCCGTGTTCTTCGGCCAGGGCGCTTTCGGTTACGGCGAAGGCACGCCGAAGGTGCCGGTAGAGCTGGAGCGTAAGCCTGGCGGCGGTAACGGTGGTGGTGCCGAAGTGCTGTGGGAGCGGAAGACCTACATCCTCCAGCCTGCCGGCTTCAGCTGGAAGGGTTCCGAGGCTCAGAACCTCAGCCCAACCGCGACTCAGTACGCCGCTGCCGCGAACTGGCAGCGCGTGTTCAGCCGCAAGCAGGTTCCGTTCGCCGCTGTGATCAGCGGTACCACCACGCCGTAATTCGGCCCACACAGCCCGGCGCCGTATGGCGCCGGGATGCTTTTGAGGTGACCCATGAAAGTGATCTACACGAACAAGCCGGGCAAAGAACGCGGCGTGTGCTACCGCCTGCTCAGCGAATTCTTCGGTGTCATCGGCTCCGCTACCGAGGTGGTGGTCGATGGCGATGCCCCGGACATCTACGGCGCCTACCAAGCGGCCGGCATCAAGGTGTCCGACGGCAAGGAGCCAGAGAGCAAAGAAACCGACCCTCTGAAAATGAAGGTCCCCGAGCTGAAAGAATGGCTGACCGAGAAGGGCATTGCCTTCGACCCGTCCGCCAAGAAAGAAGACCTGCAGGCCCTGGTGCCGGCGGAATAAGGACAAGCACATGACCGATTACATCACCGTTGCCGATGTTGACGCCCAGCTCGGTCCTGACTGGGCCGGCACCGGTGATCCGGTCCTTGCTGTGACCATGGCCAATGCCTGGCTCACGGCCAAGATTAAGCGGGCTGTTCCCGATCCGGTTCCGACCGAGATCAAAACAGCCGGCGCCCAGGTCGCCAAAGAGGCGGCGGCGGGCAAGCTGTACACGACCACGCAGAAGGAAGTGCAGAGCAAGACAGTATCGGCTCAGTCCGGTACGTCCGTGAGCAAGACCTACGTGGCAGGCTCTACCGATCAGTCGGCGGGCGTGAACTTCGCCCTGGCCCTGTTGGCTCCGTGGATCACGCGCTCCGGCGTGATGATGCTGAAAAGGATCTGATCATGGGCATGCGCGAAGAGATCCAGGCCGAACTGGCTGAAGCGTTCGACGACCCCGATGGCCTGGCCGACGCGGTCAAACCGTTGACGGGCTTGCGCAAGGTTGCGGGCGAGTATGACCCCGACCTGGGAGGTGAAACTCCAGACACCACCGTCACTTACATGGGGCGCGGTGTTCTGGGCAGTTACCTTTCCAAGGAAATCGACGGATCCCTCATCCAGACCACCGACAAGAAGCTGCTGGTGCTGCAAAACGAACTCTTCGTGTCGGAGGCCGGTGTGCCGACGGCGGTACCGGCTGCCCCGGCCATCGGCGATATCGTCAACGGTCTGCGGGTGATGAACGTGTCTGCGGACCCTGCTGATGCTACGTGGACGGTGCAACTGAGGAAGTGACGTGGCGAACAAATACGCGAGCATGAACGGCAGCTTTGCCGAGAACATCCGCGATTTCGCCGAGCGCGCCCATGCTGGTATCGACGCAACCATTCGAGAGATCGTTATCGAGATCGGTAGCAGCGTAATCCGCATGTCGCCGGTGGGCAACCCAGAGATCTGGGCGGCGAACGTTGCACACCGCCAGACAAATACCCACGCCGCCGACGACTACGACTTCAAGGTCGCGGTGCGCAACACGATCATCAACCTCAACGAATCAAACTTCACCAAAGCCGGGAAACTGCGGCGCGGGGTGAAGTACGCCAAGCCCCTGACCAAGACTGAGCGC